TCTTATGGCAATATTTTTATGAAAGAGATAATTAAATCGTACTTAGAGAAGTACCCCGATGCACCTAATCGCACACTTGCAAAATTAATCTTAGAAGAAAATCCACAATTTAAAAGCATTGAATCGGTACGCTATTATATTCGATATCAGAAAGGGGTTAGCGGTAAGAGAAATTTGAAATATTTAAAAGACAAATCATTGGTTACTAATAAATCAACAATTCAAGAGGGGTTAGAAAAACTCAAGGTATTCTCTTACAACAAAGAGATGATTAACGTTCACTTAAACGAGGGACGTTATCTAATCCTATCCGATATTCACATACCCTACCACGATATGGACGCTTTGTCTACTGCCTTAGAATGGGGATTAAACAATGATGTAGATTGTATAGTTTTAAACGGAGATATTATGGACTGCTACCCAGTATCTTCATTTATTAAAGAGGTTGGGATGCCATCACTTCGTGAGGAAATCGAGATGACTAAGACCTTTTTTGCATACTTGCGTGAACTATTCCCAATTATACCGATTTACTACAAGTTAGGCAATCACGAGGAAAGGGTAAGAAACTACTTATTACGCAACGCTAAAGAGTTTAGCGATGTTGATAATTTGAAGTTTGAAAACCTATTAGGATTGAGCGAGTTTAAGATAAACTTGGTTAATCGTGAGATAATTAAATTAGGTAAATTGAACGTATTACACGGACACGAAATGGGAGAGAGTGTATTCTCACCCGTTAACCCTGCAAGAGGTATGTTCTTAAAGGCTAAATCTTCTACTATCTTCGGACACAACCACCAAGTATCCCACCACTCAGAAAACAATATCAACGGAGAATCTACTGGTGTTTGGTCAATGGGTTGTCTTTGCACTCTTTCACCCGATTACAGACCTTATGCTTATACCAAATGGAGTCACGGATTCGCTTGTGTAGATGTTAACCAAGATTTGACATTCCACGTTAACAATATGAAGATTATTAACGGCAAAATAATATGAGAATCTTAAAGGTAGAAATCGTACACCAAGAAAAACAAGACGACATTTACAAAGAGGTTGGATTAGGTGCGGATATTGTCGAAGTATTAGAGGACGGATACATCAATTTAGACGATGTTTCGGGAGCAATTGCCAACTACGATTATACTAATGTGCTTTTTAAAGGCGGTCAAATGTTACTAATTACGATGGATATTAATACTTTTGTGGAGCAATGGATATCGTAAATAAACCAAGCCACTACAACAAAGGCGAAATCGAGGCAATGGATGCCATATTAACCGCTATTAAAGGACTACCACCTGATGAAGCGTACACAATTGGCAATGTAATTAAATATGTGTGGCGGTATGATATGAAAGGCGGTAAAACGGATTTACTTAAAGCCTCTTACTATTTAAATAAAACAATGGAGTTGTATGAAAAGCGTTCAAACATTTCTAAACCAACGGGGATATAATTTAAAGGTCGATGGAGTAATCGGTCAAAAGACATTGGACGCTGCAAACGAGTGGGTGCAAAACTATTTCTCAGTTAAAAGATGGATATGGACACCTAAGAGTTTAGTTTTTGTACGTACAGATGATAAATTAACAAACACATTCGATGATTTTTTATTGGTAATTGTTAACGAGCGTGTTGTATCAATCGTTCCGTGTTCAACAACCGCAGGGAAATTCTATGTTCAAAACCCAATCACACACGGAGGCGTAACAGGAACGGCAATCGCAATACCTGCTCAATATCTATGGTCACACCAATTTGTAACTTCATCCAATTGGAAGTCCCTTTGGTTAGGTATGCCATATTTTAAACAGATTAAGGCTATTGATATTTATCGAGATGGTAACAAAGATGGTGTAATTGATAAAACCAAAACTCAAAATGGGTTGTTTGGTATTAATTTCCACAGAGCAGGAGCAGGGAGTATAGTAGACCGATGGAGTGCAGGTTGTCAAGTTGTACCTGATGCGTATTGGAAAGAGGTAATAAAACATTTTACAAGTGGCGAACTAATACACTTCAATCTCATTGGCTAAGACTATTCCCATAAATGACCTTATAAATCGTTTAGGAGAGGACAAAAACCTTTTCACGGAAGAATCATCCCTATTACAACAGATAATCGCTGAGTGGAGCAATAAAGCGGTTAATTTGATGCGTAAGGAGTTGGACAATAAGAACGCCAACGCATCGAGTTCGTTAAAGCAATCAATTCAACCTGGCGAAATAACTCAAACTCCTACTTCCTTACTGATTACTTTCCTAATGGAAGATTATTGGGAGCAAGTAGAGTTTGGACGTAAGCCGACAAAAGGCGGTCACAAAGAAGGTACTCCCTATCTATGGCAATCTATCAAAGAATGGATGTCGTTTAAAGGAATCAAACCAAACAAAGGTGTTTCCTACGATACATTAGCCCGTGCAATTGCTCGTAAAATCCACAGACGCGGTTACAAAGGCAAACACTTTATCGAAGATTCATTCACGGAATCACTCCAACAAGAACTTGCAAACGAATTAGCGTCTCAGTTGGGGAATATTATTTTTTCTCTTGATATTAAACAATAAATTTGCATAATTGAAAGTTTAGTTTTATCTTTGCTTTCACTATGACAATAGAACAAATCAGAGAAGAAATCCTTAAAAAGCGTTATCACGGCATTTACAAGGACATTCAGCACAGAACAGGGTTGAGTTTACCAACCATTCGTAGATACTTCCACGGAGATATCTACCAAAAAAACGCAAAGACAGTATTATCAACGGCTTACAAATTAATTAGAGAAAATGAAGTGGGTAGCAGTTTTGGAGAATGATATAGTATTAGACTATCACTCCGTTCAGTATTACTTTAGAAAATCCGATGTAGAGGCTTATCTCGTTGGATTAGATGATTCATTAGTTAACCAATATTATAAATCTACGGCAGTACCTTTTGAGGATTGCATAGACTTTGAAAATTGGTTTGACTTTGAGCAATTTCACAAAGAGTATCACGATACTTTTGTGTGTCACCTTTATTTGGGGTGGATGTCAGGAAAATTAACACCATACAACTATGAATAAATCAGAATCAATTGCGAATCTTGCAGCAGCATTGTGCAAGTTCCAAGCCAACATTGGCAAAGTTAAAAAGGAAGCAACTAATCCGTTCTTTAAATCTAAGTATGCGTCACTTGCGAACATCTTAGACGTTATCCAAAAACCATTAGCAGATGCAGGGTTGTCGTTCTGTCAATTACCCGATGCAGATTGTTTAACAACCATTCTTATGCACGATAGCGGAGAGTGGATAGAAGCAACCTATTGTATGCCAGTGGTAAAAACAAACGACCCTCAAGCAATGGGTTCGGCTATTACGTACGCTCGTAGGTATGCACTTGGTTCTATTCTTGGGTTGAACATTGATGAAGACGATGACGGAGAAAAAGCGATGCAACGTAATAAGGTAGAAGCAAAACCACAAGAGAAACCATTTATTAACCCTGCAATGACGCAATGGGAAAAAGCGGTAGAACACATCAAAGGTGGTGGAGCGATTGAGGATATTTTAAAGAAATATCAACTCAAGTCCGAACACTTGACTATTTTAAAGGCGGTTAAATGAATGATTGAGGAACAGATATGATATCTACAAACTTAACAGAAGAAGCGTGGTTGCAATTACGACAATCACGCTTTACAGGCAGCGAAATCTATAAACTAATGGGCAAACCTCGTAATAAGTCGGAGTACCTAAGTGAAACGGCTAAATCCTACGTATACGAAAAAGCAGGAGTTATCCTTACAGGTATTCAACCCGAAATCTTCGGACGTGCTTTAGAATGGGGTAAGAACTACGAACGTCAAGCCTTTGATACTTTCGCAGCACAAGACTTTAAAGAGTACACATATTATGGAGGTGAAACATTCACCTTCATCGAGTTCAACGAAATAAGCGGATTTTCTCCCGATGGTTTAGGTGAAGATTCTATTATCGAGATTAAGTGTCCGTTCAATTCAGCGGTTCACCTACGGAATGCCACAATTACCGATGCGGAATCTTTAAAGGATAACCACCCCGAATATTACTGGCAAATGCAATTTGGGATGCTATGCACTCAAACCGAATACGGAATCTTTGTATCGTACGATCCTCGCATGCCCGAATCTCATCAACTATTTACCTCCGTTATTGAGTTGGAAGATATCCGAGAGGAAGTAGAAGAGAAACTATATCACGCAGGATTGATGTTAAATAGTATCATTCACTAAGGAAATTGTTCGTTTACTAAAAAAAGTAAATAAAAGTGAAAATAAATTGAAAGTAACTATTGCAATATCAAAACTTATCTGTACTTTTGAATCAACAAATAAGACAACTATGAGAAACGAACCACAAAACATCATTGAAATTCCAAGATTATCACAATCATTATTTCAAAAGAACGATGATGCTTATTGCCGTGACTATGAAAAATTCTATGGACAGTGTCCTTGTTGCGGTAAAGGTATTAAAGAACCTAAGTTTTTTGTAAACTCTATCTATGGAAGCGAGATGTACCCTGCAAACGATAACAATCAATACAAAGATGCTTGGCAGATGCCAGTGGGTAGTGAGTGTGTTAAAAGAATCCCATCTGAATATGTAATCAAGGGTGCTTAATTGCACCCTTTAAAACCTAAAACTATGTTACCTATAGAATTTTTAATCTTGTACCCAATCAGCCTACCCGTTGCATTTCTAATGCACAAGGCTTGGAAGAAGTTAACGACTAAAATTGAACTACCAGAGGCACAACCTTATCAGTTCGAGAAAGACCAACCAATTGCCAATTTTAATCAAGTCACTAAGCATTGGAAGAAAGAGGCTAATAGAATGTATCGAGGAGGTCAACTATGAGTATAATCTACAAACACCAATCCATCGTTAACAATGTTGAAGTTTATCGAGTGTGGAAAGATGGGGATTTAGTAGGCGAATTTAAAGAGGAGCATAAAGCCGACCACTTGTATTATTACCTATTATCTACACGAACAGACCATTTTAAACAAGCAATTATGGAAGCCTACACACAAGGACGTATCTCAATGTTGAAACAGAATGGTAGATTAGCAGACGAATATTATACTGAAACATATGAAAATAATAGTTAAACACAAAAACACGGAAGTTGTCATCGAGGATGGCGAAACTAAAACCGACACTAATTCCAATCTAATCTACTACAATCAGAAGTATTTATTAGAATTGTTGGACAAGATTTTTAAAGAGATTAAAGCATTGGACAATGAGCAACAATAAACAAAGTATGAAACTATACACTAAAGAAGACTTTTTAAAAGCCGCTGAATTTTGCGAAGTGTCAATGATAGATGCGAAATATATAATTGAACGCATTGATGAAGTAAGCGACCCCATCGAACTACCAAGTGATGAGGAGATACGAGAAGAGCGATTATTACAATTTCCTGATTCTGAATATGCTAACAGGGCAAATGATAGACTTGCCTTTTATTGTGGCGCAAAATTCGTAATAAACAAATTCGGAAGTGATAATGAAATGGAGTAAGCAAGATTTAGAAAAATTCATGCAACTATACCCAATAACCAATACCAAAGATTTAGTTCCTCTATTCAATCGTAAAGTACCAGCACTACGAACTAAGGCACACGAATTAGGCATTCAAAAGACAAATGAAACAATGGTTAATATGTGGTCACGGAGTAATAGCGGACAATTTAAACGAGGTCAAACCGCTTGGAACAAAGGCACAAAAGGACTAATGGAATGTAACGCACCTACACGCTTCAAAAAAGGACAGATTCCACACAACAAGTTACCTGATAATATCCGAGCAATTACCAGTCAATTATCACGATTGAAGAAAAACATAAAAGAAAGGGAGAAACGATATGCCACGCAACAAAATTGATGACTTACGCAACCATCTATTTGAAACGATTGAAATGCTCAAGGACAAAGAGATTGATGTCAACACCGCTAAGGCTATAAGCGAAGTAGCACAAGTCATTGTCAACACGGCAAAGGTTGAGATTCAATTCATCAATCGCCAAAATAGTAGCGAAGAAATAGGATTTATGAAGTTGGAAAATAAGAAATAAATACCTATATTTGAAGAGTTAACTGAGATGTCGCATATCTCGAAAGTTACAAGATTTTTGCCCGATTGGGTTAGTCTGCGATGCGACCGCAACTAATTCAGTTGGGCGTTTTTTTTTAATGAAAGAATCAATAATAATCTATCGCAGTTTTTATGAAGCGATTAAAGACTTGCCAAAAGAACAACAAGCAGACGCTTGGAATGCAATCTTTGAGTATGGTTTAAACCAAACCGAAGTACAATTAACTGGTATTGTTTCCACAGTATTTAAGTTAGTCAAACCTCAATTAGATGCCAATCTTAAACGCTATGAAAATGGCAATAAAGGAGGTAGACCAAAGAACCAAACAGAAACCAAACAAGAACCTAACTATAACCAAACAATAACCAAAGTCGAACCTAATGTAAATGTTAATGTAAATGATAATGAAAAGGTTAATGTAAATAAGAAGTTTATTAAACCCACACAAGACCAAATTAGAGAGTATATGTTAGAACAAAGAATGAACGATGAATCCGAACGCTTTTACAACTACTATGAGGCAGTAGGATGGAAAGTAGGACGTAACCCAATGAAGAATTGGAAAGCAGCGGTAATTACTTGGAAGAAAAATCAACCACAACAACAACCAGTTTTAAACTATAAACAATTTTAACAATGAACTTAGAATCGCACATAATATCTAACCTTTTATTTTGGGATAAGAACTTAGTTTATTTACCAAGATTAAAAGCCAATTGGTTTACAGAAGTAGTACACCAAAAAGTTGTAATGGCAATGCAAGAATTGTACTTGTCAAATAGCAAATTTGGTTTATACGAAATCGTTAATCACATCGGAAAAGAACATGCCTACGAAGTAAGCTTGTTAATGAATAAAGTAATCGGCAATGGAGAGATTGAACACAACATCAAAGAATTGCAATATAAGGCAATGAAAAAGGAGTTGATAGACAAACTATCCAATCTTGACTTACAACGCGATTTAAACGCCATTACAAACGATTTAGAGAGGTATGTAGAAGAAAGCAAAATAGTACACGCAAAAGAAAGCGTACAAATGCAGAAAGTTACAGGACAAGTTTTTGACCAAATAACTTACGCAATAGAACGCGGACAAAGTTTAAGTGGATTGCCTACCGGATGGCATAAGTTAGATTCGGTCATTGGTGGTTGGAATAAATCGGACATGGTAATTATAGCAGGTCGCCCCGGTTCAGGTAAAACAGCAATTGCACTTTCATTTGTTCGGAACGCTGCTGAACTTGGAGCAAAGTGTTTGTTCTTGTCTTTGGAGATGAGCAAAGAGCAAATTGCTAAACGCTATATGTCATTACTTGCAGAGATACCACAATACAAACTAAGGAGCGGTAATTTAAATCAATCGGAGATATCCTACCTTGCAAATAAGATTGTAACAGATGAAGTAATGTTTCATATTGACGATGAGGCTATTGTTGACATTCAAACGATTAAAAGCAAGGTTAAAATCCACAAGGCAAAGCACGGATTAAATTTATTGGTTATCGACTATTTACAATTGATTAAGGGCAACAAGCAAAATAGAGAACAAGAGATAAGCGACATATCAAGAAACTTAAAAGTATTAGCAAAGGAATTAGAGATAACAGTTATCGCATTGGCTCAGTTATCGCGTAAATGCGAAGAGAGAGCAGATAAGCGACCATTGCTATCTGACATACGAGAAAGCGGAAGTATTGAACAAGACGCAGATATTATCTTATTTCCATTCCGTCCTAACTATTACGATAGAGCAGACATTGAAATCGAAGAGGCAGAACTAATTATCGCAAAGAATAGGCACGGAGAAGTAGGAATGATTAAAACAACATTTACACCAGCAAGAACTTTATACAATGAGGCACGGTAGTTTATTTAGCGGTATCGGAGGCTTTGACCTGGCAGCCGAATGGATGGGATGGGAAAATGTATTCCATTGCGAATGGATGGAATTTCCACGCAAGGTATTAGAGTACCATTTCCCTAATGCAGATTCACACACAGATATAACAAAAACAGATTTTAAACCATATGCAAACACAATTGATATTCTCACCGGAGGATTCCCATGCCAACCATTCAGCACCGCTGGAAAAAGAAAAGGCACAGATGATGAACGCTACTTGTGGCACGAAATGCTTAGAGCAATACAAGAGATTAAACCCCAATTTGTCATCGCAGAAAATGTCTTTGGTATCGTCAATATTGATGGCGGATTGGTATTCGAGCAGGTGTGCCTTGACTTGGAAAATGAAGGGTACGAAGTTCAACCGTTTATTATTCCAGCTGTCGCCAAAAACGCTCCGCATAGACGAGATAGATGCTGGTTTGTTGCCTACTCCATCAGTGATGCAAATGGATTACGAACCAAAAGATGGTTGGACATGGATGGGAAATTATTGGAAAGACGAAAAAGGAAGGAAACGACAAACAGATTTAACGACATCAGTAAAAATGGGAATGCTACCAACACCGATAGCAGGGGACTGGAAGGGTCAGTTGAGGTCGGACGGAACTGCGAATATGTTATCGGGGAAAATGGCACTTCTTCACAAACAAGGAATGCTACCAACACCAGCAAGAGTGCAAATGAGTTACAGGGAAAAGGAGGGTTGGACTTGGACGGGGTTATATTGGAAAAACGAAAAGGGCAGAAAAAAACAAACAGATTTAACAGCAACAATTCAAAAAACGCTTGGCACGACTTCCCAACTCAATCCCCGATTTGTGGCGGAGATGATGGGCTTCCCACAAAATTGGACGGAATTACCTTTTCTAAATGGAGAGCAGAATCAATCAAAGGATACGGAAATGCAATAGTACCACAGGTAGCTTATGAATTATTTAAACAAATAGAACTATGGAAACAATATACCAACAACACCACGACCTAAAAAAGCGTTATCAGTCATTGCTATTAAAGCACGAAACAATGCAACGCCAGTATGAGGAAAAACTAAAACAACTTAGACACGAGTTGCTAAATCCCAAAATTAAGTATGTAAAAACATCAGAAGATTGGGAATTGGTATTACGAGAGATATGTCAAGTGTATGAAACATCCCCATCAGAAGTATTGGGAACATCTCGGAAAGCAGATTTTACCATTCCACGACATTTATTCTGTTATATCATGCGTTTTCACTATGGATATAAAACAACGCAGATAGGTAGAATCTTAGTTAAAGACCATAGCACCGTATTAAATGCTTGTAAACAAATCGAATATTACTTAGAATATGACAAAATCCTCAGAAGAAACTACACCGCCATCCTTGAGATATTGGGATTTAACAATGACAAAGGGAATCTACACCACAATAATCATTCTCTACAACGAGTCAGAAGTGGAGTATTATGAGAAAAAATATAAAAAGTTAGGATACATTTGTAAAATTGAAAAAAAGTTTTAAATTTGTGAATCAAACGTAACGAGATTATACAATGGTTAACAACTGAGTCGTGGTTCTTAGAGGCGTGTTACAAGATAGCACCTAATAAGGACACGGCTGAGGAGTTGTACCAATATGCTTTCCTTGCGATTTTAGAAAAACCTAATAAACAAATAGAGGAAATTTATGAGGGTGGTTATATACGCTTCTATGTTGTACGGCTCTTGTACAACGCAATACACGGAAAGTGCAGTCCATTTGCAAAACATCGAATTCAAGAAAGCGATGAAGTGGAGGAGAGATTTTCAGATGAAGAATCCATACCTTACAAAGAGGCTCAGGAGATTAAGTACATCGCCATTGAACGAACCCTCCCGAAGTTACATTGGTATGAACGTAAAATCTTCGAGATATGGA